TAAATCATTATTAAAACCTATATCTGCTTTTTTAAAAAGAAAAGGTTATTTTTTTGAAAGTAGTCAAGGCAATAGTATAGGCAAAAGTTTATACGAGGACATAAATAATTTTAAAAAAATACAAGAGGGTGAGAAGTTAATAGAAGTATTAGAACAAAGAGTAAGAGAAAGATTAGATAGTAAAAAACCAGAGTTTGATAAACCTTGGTATGAAGCTTTTGTCAAAGTTCCATTCCATCAAATTAATTATATAAAATCTATGTTAACTAACGAAGAAGATTTGTCAAAACAACCTAGAATAAAAATATCTACAATACATGGAGCAAAAGGTGGAGAGGCAACTAATGTAGTTCTATATTTAAATCAGACAGAAAACACTTTGAAAGGATCTAAAAAATCAAAAGGCAAATATGATGAAGAACAAAGAGTTTGGTACGTAGGTGTTACAAGAACAATAGAAAATTTGTATTTAGTAAAATGTAAAAACAAAAAGAAGGAGTATAAAATATGACGGCGTACAAAAAACAAATTGGAGGATCTCATTATAAAACGATGGCCATGCAGCCGAGTGAGTTTATAAACAAGAACAGGTTGCCTTTTGCAGAAGGATCAGCTATAAAATACATATGCAGGCACGCTGCCAAAGGGAAAGAACAAGACATCGACAAAGCAATACATTATTTAGAAATGATAAAAGAGAGAGATTATAAATGATATTTAAAGCACAAACAGAGTGGGTAAAACCTACCGAGTTTCCAGATCTACGTCATGCTAATGAAATTGCTATTGACTTAGAAACACACGATCCAGAACTAAAAAAATTAGGTACAGGTTCTATTGTGGGTAGAGGTAAAGTTGTAGGTATAGCTGTAGCCACAGATGGTTATGCAGGATATTTTCCTTTTGCTCATGAGGGTGGCGGTAATCTTGATAAAGATTTAGTGATGAAATGGTTTAAAGATGTTTGTGAATCTACAGCTGACAAAGTATTTCACAATGCAATGTATGATGTGTGTTGGATTAGAGCAATGGGTTTTAAAATTAATGGTAGATTATATGACACAATGATTGCAGCATCATTAGTTAATGAGAATAGATATAGATTTGATTTAAATAGTTTAGGTTGGGATTATGTTGGTGAAGGTAAAAACGAAACAGAATTAAATAATGCTGCTAAAGAATGGGGTGTAGATCCTAAAGCAGATATGTGGAAACTACCTGCATTGTATGTAGGAAACTATGCACAAAGAGATGCAGAACTTACATTAGCTTTGTGGAAAGTAATGCAAAAAGAAATAAGCAGTCAAGATCTAGGTTCTATATTTAATTTAGAAACAGATTTATTTCCATGCCTAGTTGATATGAGATTTAAAGGCGTTCGTGTAGATACCGAATCTGCTCATAAATTGAAACAAAAATTAAGTGAACAAGAAAAAAAATTATTATTAGAAGTAACAAAAGAGACAGGAGAAGAGTGTCAAATATGGGCTGCACGTAGCATTGCCAAAGTTTTTGACAAACTAAAATTACCTTACGAGAGAACTGAGAAAACACAGGCACCATCATTTACTAAAAACTTTCTGTCTAATCATGAACATCCTTTAGTTAATAAGATAGCAAAAGCTAGAGAAATAAACAAGGCACATACAACATTTATAGACACAATAATAAAATATGAACATAAAGGTAGAATACATGCTGATATTAATCAGATAAGATCTGATCAAGGTGGCACAGTCACTGGTAGATTTTCTTATTCTAATCCTAATTTACAACAAATTCCTGCTCGTAATAAAGATCTTGGTCCAATGATCCGATCCCTTTTTGTACCAGAGTCTGGTTGCGAGTGGGGATGTTTTGACTACAGTCAACAAGAACCAAGACTTGTAGTTCACTATGCATCCCTAGATCAAGACACAAGTGTGTTTGATGTTAAAGAAGCTTACGAAGATGGAGATGCAGATTTTCATACTATTGTAGCTAAAATGGCAGACATACCAAGAAGCGCAGCAAAGACAATTAATTTAGGATTATTTTATGGTATGGGTAAAGCAAAATTACAAGCAGAGTTAGGTGTTAGTAAAGATAAAGCTGAAGAATTATTTTCTATTTATCACAGTAGAGTTCCGTTTGTTAAATCGTTAACAAAATCTGTATCTAACAGAGCACAGCAACGTGGACAGATCAGAACATTACTGGGTAGATTATGTAGATTTCATTTATGGGAACCAAATACTTTTGGTATGCATAAAGCATTGCCGTTTGAACAAGCTGTCCAGGAACATGGACCAGGCATCAAGCGTGCTTATACTTACAAAGCATTAAATAAATTAATACAAGGATCAGCAGCAGACATGACAAAAAAATCTATGTTAGATTTATACAAAGAAGGCATTGTAGCGCACATACAAATACATGATGAATTAGATGTTTCTGTAGAATCTCCAGAGCAAGCTAAAAAAATTGTTGAGATTATGGAAAATGCTGTTAAGTTAGAGATCCCTAACAAAGTTGATTATGAATCAGGCAAGAATTGGGGAAGTATCAATGGTTAATTATGTCTTATTTAAATGCAAACATTCCAGTGCAATATGCACAAATAAAAAGAGAATATCTTTATGATCTTAAAAAACACCATGGTGAAGTTGAAGACTGTATTATCTTTGGCATTACCTCTATGTCGGGTCGCGCAATCTTATTTCATTGTATTATGGAAAATGGCGCTGTCTTTTATCGCTTACCAATTTCGGCTTTTATTCAACGTGGTTTTAAAGCAGAAGACGTTCCTAAACATAGATTGGACGAATTGGAGTTATGGAATTCTTTTAGTTACTATCCTGCTATTACTTCTTGGGATTTCTTAGGCGGTTCTTCAGGTAAATACATAGGAAAAAACAAAAAATGGCATCCTGGTAAATACTTATTTACCATTGACTGGGGCCACCCAGATGCTAATATATTAAATTCTGATCATTCAGAAATTCCGCACGAACATAAGTGCGCACATATCATAGCCCTAGACGATGGGAACTATGCGGCTCAGCCAAACAACAGATGTATATGGGATATACCTTCTTTTACAGTTAAGAATAATATTCCTGACTGGAAGGTACAAACTTCAGAGTGGAATGTAGAAGACTCTGGTAAATGGAAAACAGAAGATACTGATAAGTTCTTCTATGAAATTGAGGAGAAAAAACATGATTAAAAAAATTTGGAATAAAATTAAAAGTTTATGGAACAAATGGGTTGAATGGACTTTTAGAGGATTTTATAAATAATGACTAAGACCTGTAAAGAATGTAATCACAAATGCCATTGTTCAGAAGATCTTCATACAGATGAATATGGCGTTTGTGTCTGTGAGAAATGTGAGTGCTAATGAACAAAATAAGTTTGCTTTTAGCATTATTGATCATATTTATAGGTGTAACTAACCAAGCACAAAGCGCAGAAACACAAACAAACGTAAGTGGATCTAATACAAGTATTGAAGGTGGATACACAGGTGGTGCAACAACATACCAATCTGGGTCTTCTTCTGCCACAACTACAAATAGCACAAGTAACTCAAACATAAGATCAGCACCGCCAACAGCGTCAGCACCATCATATAACTCTATGACACAAGATGTATGTAGCACAGGTGCATCAGCAGGATTACAAACATTTGGTTTAGGTATTACAGGTGGTAAACATTTTATTGATAAAAATTGTGAAAGATTAAAGTTATCCAGAATACTAAATGATTTTGGTATGAAGGTTGCAGCTGTAGCCATTTTATGTCAAGATGAGAGAGTGTTTGAATCAATGATACAAGCAGGAACACCATGTCCTATAGACGGTAAGATAGGTAAAGATGCATTATCTTTGTGGGAGAAATACGATCACGAAAGACCTGACTATAAAACATATGTTAAACGTATGAAAAAAAGAGAAAAGATAGAAGCAAACCTAGAAAAAATTAAGATTGAGAAGTTAAAACCTATCGATCATGATGAAGATTAAACCAGCTATAATAGCGTTCTTTGTTTTTTATTTTGTAATACAATGTACAATAGCTAAAGCAGAAAATGATACTGCAACATCTACAAACATACTACCTAACGCAGGCACAACATCCTCTTCACGAGATAATTTTGATTTAGATGGTGTTCAATCTGGGTCTACAGGTGCACTAGGAAACAACTCTACACACAATGGGTTTGATATAACTTGTCCAACACAAGTTAATAATTCCTGTGGTACAGCGTTTAGTGGTGAGTTAGAGACAAGCTATCAAATGAAAGTTGGTGCAAGTGATACCTTAATAGGTATTGATGGAGTAGAGGGTAGCACAACTTATACATCAACGCAAAAAAAATTAGATGGTGGTATACAATTAAATTCTTATTTTTCAATACAAAACTGTGAGGATGGCAATAGTTCTTATAGTTGTGGTGTATCATCAGGCGCAGAGGATACTTATAAACTGCATATAAAAATTAAAGATGCACAAGGTAAT